AGTTCGCAGAATTTGTAAAGTACGTATGAGTAGCTCAAAAAGTTTTTCCTCTCGCTGGGACAGTTATCATCGAATGGTTTTTGTATATCTTTGAACATGAGNCTGAGNCGATCTTCGAGTTCACTAGGCATGTTGGGTGCNCTGATGCCACTCAAAATATTAGTGATGTACGGCACGTGTTCATAATATTTATTGAGTTTCAACTTTTTGAGAAAGCCTCTGACCTTCGCATGGGTAATCTCATTCACGCTTTTTATTTTAGTCTTTTTGAATTCGTTTCTCAATTTCTCTATGACATCCGGTGGTATATTGGTCATCTCCTGTGCCTGGAACTGTGACAGCCATTCATTGAAGTGGTTGTCTCTCTTGTAAGAATAGTTGATAACCTTTCCCGATGTTTCCTGTTCCTCCTTGTACGTGAGTTCTTCGCTCAATATGACATCGACTACCATGCCACAACTGTCACACACGAGTTCACTGGTTTCGTTAAACTGAAAGATGTTACTATCTACACACGTGGGACAGGCGTCTATCTTTTTCTCCACGGGTCTGTCGATGTTTTTCTTTTCCACATCGACGAGATAATCTACGAATATATCTTTTCTCTGAAGACCAACAGTCTCTTTACAATTAAAGATGTTATCGGTGCTCACTTCTACGTCTACTTCTTCCGTGTATTGTTTGAGATAAGGCATGCATTGCATAATGTATTCAGACATTTCGGATTCGTACAAAGATTTGTTGTTAGGGTCATTATCAATTTTAACAATCCATTCATTTATTCTACTATTATACCTGCTTAAAAAATTACCTTCCATACCTAGATAATGAATGTTCTTCACAAATTTTTAATTAACATAATCTGCTTTTTCAAAAATATACTTAAAAAACATGATTACACTATCATCTCCCGGGAACTTGAATATTGGGTGGAACATGGAGAAGATTATATCACGGATGATGAAACGTTTTGGGAAGAACAGTCAAACGAATGGGATGGTGAAACGGATGCGTATATAGTATCATTGACTGCAGATGAAAAGGTGCCTCCACCCCCCGATGTCGTGACCAAGATGCTCTTCAGGGTAAAGTATTGGTACAACAACCATGTGTATAAATACTTGACGTACGATCGCGAATACAAATGGCCTCCTCGTACGAATAAGAGCATGCGTTTCAACATACCGCTATTGAGTGCAAAGTTGTTGAACGCAGAGGGTACACCCGTGAAGGATCTTCTCGGAAAAATAAAAAGGTACGCGGGACCACGGGGTGATTTTTACGAGGGTGAAAAAATAAAAATTGCAGACATGCTATACTACGACGAAGAGACGCTCAAAGAGATGTTTCCGAAGATTTTAATTCGTAACATATTTGGAAAGGAAAAGGTGGTGAGTACGGTAGATGGATACATCACTGATCTTCGCGTACCTTAGTAGCCAAATAGAATTTCAGTTCCCCTAGATTTGCCACGTTATATTTTAATATGAGAAACCTGTTTTGTTCCTCCTGCATAATTTGTACTGTCGCACACATGCTCGTAGCTTTGGTAAAAATATTCATGTACCGAAGGGAATACATACCCGACATAGTGGGACTCTCTTCTGTACATTGGATGACAGTCTCCTGATCTGCAAAATCACCTCTGCATGTGAATGTGAGACTGTGACCACTTCTCACAATCTCTATATCTTCACCGATATTCGCCATGTCTCTGCAGATCCGCTGAAAGTCGACAGAAGGTATGGGTGTATTCATGGTCATGGTCATCTTGGGTACTTCGATTTGGTTTTCATTAATGTCCAATAGTTTGAGTGCAAACTTCGTGCAGGTCTTTTTCTGTTCACTATGAATTTCTATGTTCATGTACTCTTTACAATTTATGGATATGATCAACACATCGTTGCTCGTGATGGTCTTCAATAACTTATATACATTCGTGATGTTTACACCGGTATCTATGTCATTATCACATGAATATTCTTCAAAATTTTCGGCTGGTAAACACATGTCTATGAGAGAGGTTCTCGCCGTGTCGAGGGTGACGAGATACATACCACTGGGTTTGAAATAGATGGTGACATCGTTGAGAATATCCTTCAAAACTTCAAAAGTTGATTTTATAGCCGAAGCCTGAACCGTGACTAATCTCATTCTCGTTGATTATATGTTTATTTCTTTATATCACCATACGCATCCGTAACATCTCGACTTATTTTCGCTTGAAGTTCAGGGGTCATGGGGGGTTGAAGGGATTTTCCATACTCATCCAGTCCGAAGAGGAGGTCGTTAGATTCACCTTCCAGGGTTGTCATAGTACACTTACCAAAGTCACAAGCGTCCAGCTCTTCTACTGGAAGAAGAGAGTCCAACCAATTTTTTATTTCGTTACCGACGAGAATCTTTCCATTCTTGGTGAGCATGGTGGGAACCCTCGTGATCTTCGTCCTGTACTGAGGGGGTATACCCATAGTATGCACGTTATGAAACTGTACAATCTGTCTCAACTGTGCATGTTTTTGAATGTAATTCACTATGTCTACACTATGAGTACACTTGGGACTAAAGATTAAAAGTGACATCTTTGATGTACGATTGTAAAAAAAATAATCCGTTATGACACAGTTTTTTTATAATATATAGTAAATGGAAATACTATTACTACTCATCCTCATCGTACTGATGCTTGTGTTCTCCAGCAGAAAGGAGATGTTCGGGTACGCTGGATACAAAGACCCCGTGAAGCAGGTGGTCATAGACGACCCTTCTTTCGACACGACTGAATACATAGAGGCGACTGACGTGAGTGTGGATAATGATCTCATGCAAAAACTCGTGTTGGCGACCAATAGATACGTATCTGAAAAGACGGGTCTGTGTACCTATGTCATAGAGACGACTTCACTCAAAAAATACATTCATAAAGAAAACAAGAAGGAGCTGTACAGGTGCATGTTCATGCTGATGAAACAACATGGTTTTACATTCGGCTTCGCGGTGACAACAGATGTGGTGGTCAACCCTGATGGTACCGTCACGGTGATGTCTGCTCGCACACAACCCATCGACGTGATGCCACCGACCGATCAGAGTCCCTTTTCTAGTGACATTGAGGGACATGAATTCGTGGACTATCAAAAATTCAGGCAGAGTGAGTTGGATTTGATAAAAAAGAAGTAGATGTAAATAATAATGATAAGCGTCGATGAGATATCACGGCGAGCTGAACAGAAGAACAGGATGAAAAAAGAAACCTACCTCAAACTGTACGAACAGGCTTCTAGAAAGATTAGACAGTCCGTAGAGTTTGGTTCGAAGCATGCGATATTCCAAGTTCCATCGTTCCTCTTGGGCTACCCCATGTTCGATAGGTACAAAGCGACCGCTTACATCAAGAGACAATTGGAACGTGGGGGGTTCATAGTGACTCTGATGGGAGATTCAGAGTTACACATATCGTGGAAAGTGAAGAAGCCCAAGCCAGAGTCTAAGGAGGAAGCATCTGTCGAAGATTTTCCAACCCTCGTCAATCTTAAAAAAGCGGCTAACAAATACAGACAATACGCGGGAAAAGGTTGATAAAAAAATTACTGTTTAACATAAATGGATAATCTCAACATTTTGGTTGAGGCTAAACGCGAATACCTGGAACAGTTGTGCATTCTCATGTGTCCCGTCATGATAGATGTGTTCGACGAGATGTATCAGGAGGCTACCAAACTCTCCAAGGGTAGAAAGGTACTCATGATGTTTCAACAGTTGCTCAAAGATGTTCCAGAGTGGAGTGAGACCATGGCGAAACAGAACACGGATAACATAGCNAATAGATGCGCGTGGTNCAGGGATCTCGTGGCTGCCGTGTTCGTAAGCTCCGTGAAGATTCTCTCGGCCGTCAGGCTCAGTAAGGATTCTAAAAAACTGTCAGTGAAACTTCCTACGAATGAAGTGTTCATTCATACCTGTTACAAAAATGCAGCCAAGGATCTTTATAAAAATCCTTACGTCTTCAGTGACAACCAGACCGAGCATGATAGAAACGATAAACTCTACGATAGATTCTGTCTCTGTGTAGAGAACTCAGTCAAGGAACTCATCCCAGTCCAGGATATATTACAAACGTATATGACAACCCAGGATGATATGATCGAACCCCAAGATGCGAATTTGGAAGAGGATAACGTGGAAGAGTTCGATCAGCCAGAGCCAGAGCCAGAGCCAGAGCCAGAGCCTGAACCTGAGCCAAAGCCCGAACAGGAACCTGAGCCTCTCACAGGTGAAACACCATCCCTCGAAAACGAATTCAAAACCATACACACTGAAGGTACACCTTCCCAGGAGTCCATCCCTGAACCAGAACCCACCGAAGAGCCGATTCCGGAGCCAGAACCAGAGGATCTCTTCGCAGATGCTGCGGACACTCGGCAGAGAAGACCGCTTTAAAAAAACCTATGAGTATTACAAATGGAACAACTTCGCGATCCATCTTGGGCTGCCGTAGTGGCGGGTGTGATTACCGCACTTTATATTCACGGCAAAGCAAAACTCAATAACGAAGGTACTCTCACCACGAGTGCCTATGCAAAACCAGCGGCACTCGTTGCTATTTTAGTGTATTTTATAGTTTCAAATGGTATAGGTAANCGTGAGCAGATTTCAACNGACCCCTTTTAAACATAACTTAAAGATTTACTTCGTGATTATATAAAAATGTCCTCCGTCACCGCTTTCAATGACATGATGGGTCAATTTCTTATGGAATTGCACAAGACTTTTCCAGAAGAGAAGGGACTCAAGAAATACATAGCAGCTTTCGAACTCATCAGAGATACGAATCCCAAGAAGATTGTGAATAAGTTCATGACGAACATCACCCCTCATGTGGATAAGATTAGCTCTCGTGACGAATCACTATTCCTAGAAGATTCTTCGGAACTTGAATTCATGCAAGCCATCAACATCAAGGAATGCTGGCCGAAGGCTTCGGATGGAACGAAGGATGCCATTTGGCAGTACCTACAGACCCTGTACATGCTGGGTACTACCATTACATCCATCCCAGCGGAGACACTTTCTATGATTGAGAATGTGGCGAAGCAGTGTGCTGAGAATATGAAGGATAGTGGTGAGAGTCTCGACGAGAATCAGCTCATGAAGTCGATGCAGAGTATGCTTGGTGGCATGATGAAAAAATAAAAGTCTATATAATATAAATGGTTTCTGTGTTTGAAGACCCTAAACAATTGATTCGTTCAGATGAGATTATGAAATTTTGGCCGACGAATGAACATTCAGCAGAAGAACGAATTAACGCCACGGCGAGATTTATAGTGTATGCGACTTGTATTTTGTATTTAATCAGACGTGATATTCGCGTGTTTGTTTTAGGTGTGACTGGTCTTGGTGTTCTTTATGTAATGGAAAAATCTAACATGATCAAAAATGAACGCGTGAGACCTACTGTGATGCAAGAGAGGTTCACGGATACAAACTCCCCTTGTCAGCTACCCACGTACGATAATCCAATGGGTAACGTGCTGATGACGGATTACGCTGATCGTCCCGACAGACCCACTGCCTGTGATTATTCTTCGGTGGATGACAAAGTGAATAAAATGTTGAGTGACCGCATCCCCTACGGCCCTACACGTTCCCGGTCACCTCTCCCCGAACATCAGCGCAATGGATATTCTCGGCAGTTCGTCTCCATGCCCGTCACCGGAATACCAGGAGATCAGACTGCCTTTGCTGAATGGCTGTACGGTGCGAAGAATGCACCCACGTGTAGAACCGATCCTCGTATGTGTGACCCCAACGCCCGTGGTGCGCAGTTAGAAGCTTTCGCGGGTCTCGATCCCAACGGAGACAAAAGAAGTGGTTTGTTCGGTGGAACAATTTCTTAGTCAATAGTAAATGGCGTATCAGCTTCAACCAGGAATGAAAATTGTTCAGAATCCGGCGCATCCCCCGGTGTGTGCCACCGAAGAAGTTTTCGTGTATCCGCAGCCCAGTACACTCAACTACGGTTCCAGTCGTCCAAACACGATGCTCTACGGCACCGCCCCCTTCATGGCTGGTAAGGGTGCTCCAGCACAGTTCATAGAGACGAGCGATCAACTTCGTCCCCAGAGTACGAGTCAGTTTAATAAGATTGTCACAAAGACGTACGAGAAGAATTTTTTCCCACTTCAAGATGTTGGGTGCATGCTTCCGCCACGTACACTGTCTTACGAACCAGCGAGTACCCGTGCTGAACTTCAAAACGCGCAGTTTCAACAAATATATCTCAATAAAAAATATTAATTAGAAATAAGAATGGCGGATCCTTTATCTATAGTAGCTATAGCCGGTCTCGCATATTTAGGAAAAAAATTAAGCGAACCTAAACCAGTGAAGAAAGAGTTATACGAGACGCAACAGGAGGTCAAGTTGGAACCTCCTCCTTCGCAGGTGGTGGATGAATCCATGCTTCGGATGCCCGACAGGAAGATGGAAGTGGCGAATTTCGGTGTNGTCGCCCCTCAGAGCAGGTCTAATGGAAGTGAAATTTTGAGCATGCGTAATCGCATGTACGACGCTGGGAGGATGAACAATATTTCACCCGTTGAAAAGCAGTTAGTTGGTCCNGGTTTAGGTGTGGGTCANAATGTCCCAGCTTTTGGTGGGTATCAACAGTTGTTCCGTGTCAACCCCGAAAATGTAGGTGCGTACCGCCTCACGACTTTACCAGGCAGAAGTGGTCCTGCCATGGATATTAAGGGTGGTCGCCGTGGTATCGTCGGTGAAGTTGCTCATAATAGACCCGAAAAAACAGCCTTTTTACCAGGCCGTCGTCCCGAACAATTCGGCCGAGCGCAGGGTATGTCCGGTGTGATTCCCCGTGGCGAGCATGAACAGACGAAGCGCCTCACCAACCGGTCCGTGACTGGTCAGCGTGATGATGCACTGGGTTTCTCCGGTGCNAAACGCGTCGTTTCCGCTGGCACCCTCGCACAGGATCCCACGCGCAACAAGAAGGATGGAAACATGGAACAGTTTGCCTACAACAANCTCCCGGCACCCAATATTCATTCGTTTGCCCACGGATACGTGAATGCACCCGCCTCGAAGATTGGTGAGAAACGCACTTACGGCACACCTCACACCGTNGAAGAACTCATGGCTTACGGTTTCAGACCCGATGAAAGGCGTGGTAAGCCCAACAGGCAGGGTAACGCTGGTCGTATGAACGTACGAGCGGGTGCTCTGAACCAAGGTGGTATGCCCACCGCCGCGAGAGTGGATGTCACTCGTGTGGATGGACGCACCGGACCCGTGAACGGTGGNTGGACTCANCAATACAAGAATGATTCTATNCATCAGTACAACGTGTACAAGGGTCACGAGAATCCCTACGCGACGAGCGCCAGTCTTGACGTGGCGAAGAATCAGCTTCAGAACAACCCCATAGCTCAGCAGATGTACTAAATACATGTCAATTTAAAAGCGAGTAACACTACGCATTAAAATATTATCCCTATATTTTAATGAGCGTATACACGTTCGACATAGATAGCAGCGAAAGAGATCCTTTGGCTTATCCGGATCCGTCGGACTATGTGATAGAGTTGAAGAATCCCATCTACAACGTGACGAAGATATCTGTGATTTCAGCACGGATTCACGCGAGTCAATTACTGATCAACGAGAGGAACAACACCTTCTCCATAAGTGGATCGACCGTATCCCTGTCTAACAATAATTATGACGGAGAGGCCCTCGCTGCCGAGATGGTCACACAGAGTTCTAACATCACGAGTGCTGTATATAATTCTGATATCAATAG